GGAGCATAAGCCATGAGCCCCGCAACGAGAAAGACGGAAATGAGTTTCTTCACCGTAATCCTCCTAGACGTTAAAATGTCGTCCCGACTTAGAGCCCTCGGGCCTTATCTTCTCAAGGTTGCTCTGGTCCGGGTCGTCCGGCCAAAGCAATCGCCCAAGGTTCTGCCACTTGCTTGCCGCCTGGACGAAAGCGGGGCTATGCTCACCGTTGGTGAAGTCCATGGCCTTTCTCAGAGCTTCCTCGTAGACCGCTTGCTTGACTGAATCAGTGGCCGAAGGATACGCCCCAAGGTGCTGCTTGGTGTCCATCCTCTCTTGGAGCCATTCCTTCAGGTGCTTCCACTCGGCCTCTGCCCCCTGGCGCTGGGCCCCGGTGAGTTTCCTCGATCCGGGACCCAGCATTTCCAGGGCTCTTTGCGTCCGACCTATGCGCCGGTCAACCGCGCCAACGTCAATGTCGGCAACCTCAGTCACTGGCAGATGCGCTTCGGGAAGGTCATCATTCCCCGGAGTTCCCGTGAGTTGAGCCTTATCGGCCCGCTCCTGGGCTATCTGCCTATTCAAGTCCTCGCGCCTCTGGTGCGAAAGGACAGGTAACTCGGTCTTTTTCCTTGCCATGTTCTTGCTCCCCCTGTTTTTTACGTCTTAGCTCACGGCATGACCGTAGACGAATCTCCAGTCAACCGCGCTCACGTTGGAGGACATATACCCAACGTGCTTGGAAACGAGCGTGTCCACCTCTCCAGCGAAGAAGAACTCGACGGGGTTCCACTCGTAGTAGCGCAGGAGTTCCTTCATGCGCTTGCTGTTGAGCATGAACCAGTTGTTGGAGTCCGAGAGCCAGTTGTGCCACACGGCCATCTTGTACTTGCCCTCATGGAAGTTGGGGTTGTTGAGAGCCGTGTCCACCTTGCCCTTGCTCTTGATAAGCTCGTAGCCCTTCTCCTCAAGAGCCGTCGGCAGGAGCAGCATGTCCGGGAACGTCCCCGCGTCGATGTTGTCCCGGTTGTCCTTGAAGGCGATCATCAGCCTCCGGGTAGCCTCGACGTTGGCGGGCGAGAACGCGCTAGAGCCAGCGTTGCCCTGGTTCGACCCGCCCACATCCGACGTATGGGCCGAGTAGCACAGGACCTGGGTATCCGCGACAGTCGTGGTCGAGAACGCGCCATTGAACACATCGGCGCAAATCCCTTCCTGGGCCCCACGGAACCGCTGGGCCAGCTTGCGGACGCGCTCCTGAACGATTCCGTACATGTCGTTCCGGCGCAGCTTCTTGGTGACTTTGATGCCACCCGCCCGCTCCACTTCCTCGACGCTCTTGCGGTACGACTGCTTGATGTCGTCGTAGGACACTTCACCGTCGAACACGCCGATAGCCCCAAGACCGCCGACGATGGCCTCGTAGACGATGGCCTGATCGGGCTTCTTGGTTGTGAACAGCGCGGGACGCATGGACACGATCTCTCCGAACTCGGTAGCGAAATGCTCGGAGAGGTCCTTCTGGACGAAGTAAGACCAGTTCTTCTGATTCATCGGGCCAGCCATTTGAGCCTCCTATCCCTCTCCGGGTTAAGCGATAAACTTCGACGCCGGATTCATGATGTAGCGGAACTTGACATTCAGATGGTCAAGGCCCGTAAGGCCGCTGTGCTTGGTGTAATCCAGGCGCTCCCAGCGGGACATGCCGTCATACTTGAACTCGATAGCCAGGGTTCCCCAAGTCAGCGAACCAGCCGCCGTCGAGGTGATGATCTTGCTGGCGTTCGAGGACAGCGTGTGCAACTGGTGAAGCTCGGGGCGAAGAACAACCACATCCGACACGGAGGTAAGTTCCTCAGTGAACGCGGTCTTGGTGATGAACGAACCCGAAGCGGAGGTGATGATATACTGAAGCTCACCCGCGCCGGGGCCGTCGGTCACATAGCACCACCCGCCGTCGATGTCGTCCTCGATGGAGGTGATGGTCACGGTCTTGGTGCCGGAAACGTAGCTCGCAACGTCAAGCTGAGTGTCCTGGTCGATCTCGATGGCAACCTCACACCCAGGCATGAACAGAGCCACATCGGCCATGACGCGGATAGCTCCGTCCTCTGGAGTGGAGTCAGTGTCCACGGAGTAGTCGTGGAGATGGGCGATGACGCCAAGCACGTTGGCGGCAGCACCCGACGCGACTATGGCGCATCCGCTGTCAGTCTCGTCGGTTACGCCGATCATAACGGCAGCGCCCTCGACGATATCGGAGCCCGCGCCGTCAACCGGCATGGAGTGAAGCCGGGAAGGCATACCCCTGATAATCTGCATAGAAGCCTCCTGAATTTCAGCGCGTTGGCGCCGGGGCCTAGGGCCCGATTGCTTTACCTAGAGGCTTCTTGGTGTACGGTGGGCGACTTCTTGCGGTACGGCCTTGGAGCAGTTACTTCGTGCTGTTCGGACTATGGCAGAACGCACAACCGGCACCCTTGCGGAGTGCCGCGTCGCCATAAGTGTCCGTGAACGTCCCGCCACCCAAAAGGGTTCCGGTTTCCGAATACTTCGTTATGGTCCCTCGCGCACCGTCGCCGCTCATGGTTCCCGAGTTGGTTGCAATCTTCTTGATGTCGTTGGGGAAGCCACAGTGACGGCAATGCGCCTTTCTCTTGGCACTAGCCCGGCCCTGGCCGCGACCATCCCGCGAATTGTTCGGGACGACGCGGCCAGAGCCAGCCGTAGCGGAGGGAAACAGTTGCTTGAACATTCCTATCTCAAGTATAACAGACAGCACCTGCCACCTGTCAAGCCCTACCGGAATTTCGGAGGCTTGTCGAAGTCGGAAGAAATGCGGACGCCATGCTTATGCTCGGGATGCTTGACTGCCTTCCTGGTGTCAGCGTCCATCTTATCTTCGATGCGGAGGCGAAAGCCTGAACCGTCATCGTAGAGTCCGGGCTTGATATCGTCATCGCTGTCCTTGTCAAAGACAGGCGCATCGTCAGGACCGGGGCCCTTTGTCTCGTTGCGGGCCTTTCCGTTGACTGTCCTAGAAGTCATCCCAGCCGCACCTCTGGCGTAGGTAATGGCCTTCTTCATGTGCCGCTCAAGTCTCTTCGGATTGGCCTTGTCGGCATCGGAAACATCGGCCAGGTAGTCCTTGATATGGCCCTTGAGCTTTGCGACCTGGGGATCAGCGTCCACGGCATCGTCAATCGCGTCACGCACGTTGACCCTGGCCTCACCGGCGATACGCTTGGACTCGTCAACAGCCCTCTCCTGGGCCTCGACGTTGGCAAGGATGGCATTGAACGGCTGGCCCATCTGCTCTGAAATCTTAGCCTGGGCCTCCTCGGTCAGTCCGCGAAGCTGGATAGACGTAACGCGGGGCTGCTGGGGGGCATCAGCGGGACGTGAAGCCATTTCCTCAAGCCTCTCCTCCAACTTAGTCAGCTTGGCTTTAAGGGCTTCCTTCTCCTCGTCAACCTTAGGAGTCTCGGCCTTAGGTGTCTCTTCGGTCTGGACTTCAGCAGTCTCCTCTGGATTGGGTGCCTCGGTGCTGGGCGTTTCTCCGTTCTTGAGTTTCAGGGTCATACCACTCCTCCTAGTTGCGCCTTGGCGCTCGGGTCCTCGATTTTGTTGGTTAGTTGCGTGATGCGTTCGCTGATTCTTGCGATGGCCTGATTCCAGCCGTCCATCTTGGCATCGCATCCGTCTACGTTGGCGATGATTGCGCGGTAGGCCCTTTCGGCTCCTACGCATTGGTCGATGATTGCCAGTCTTTCGTTTGAAGGTTTGGCCCTGTCATGCTTGGCCTCCTTCTCAGTCTCAAGGTTGGCATCTATCGAAAGCTCGATGTCCTTCTTTAGTGCCGTCCAGAACGCCGACGACTCCCCGCCCTTGAAGTGCCTGAACCTCTTGAGGCGGTCCTTGTAGAAGCCTAACTGCTTGCGGAGGGCTTCAAGCTCCGACTTTTCCGACGTTGTTAGTGGCATGGTCCCCCTATTCTCGCTTTAGTACCTTCACGATGTTCTCGTCGAATACGACGAAATTGCGGGTTCCCTTCCCCGTTGTCCTAGAGCCCTGGTCCAGGTACTTGATGCCGGGGATGCCGAGGGATTTGAGGTATTCGGAGGCTTTCTCTTTGCCTCCAAGCGCATCGGAGAGAGCCCTATAAATGTCCTCACCACCCTGGAACTTCCCGTATAGTTTTGGGTTGTTCTGAGCAAGGATTATCTTCGCCAGCTTTGCCTTTGGGCTTTTATACAGAGCATCAAATGCGGCGGTTTCTGGAGAGTCAGTACCGGCCTTGAGCGCCTTATCCGCAAGAGATTCCAGCTCTGCGTCTATGCTCTTGGCCTCATCGAGCGTGGGGAATATTTTCTTGATTGACTCGGGTTGCTCACTCAACGGCTTATCCCAATCCAGCATCTTCTCTATGTGTTCGTCGGGTAGGTCAACGTGGTAGAGGTTTTTATTTTGTTTTATCTCTATCTCTCCACTCTCAAGTGCCGCCAATGCTTCCTTTACCCTTGGAAGCCTTGCCTTCCTGATGTCCAGTAAATCTGTTTTCCCACTTTTGACAGAAGCATCCTCAATTGCATTTATGGAATATGGGCCTGTTCCCTCTAGTGTAGATATCTCTTGCTTCAGAGAGTTTTTTGCACCTTCTTTCCCATATTGTTTATACGCATCGAGCATCTTGTCCATGAATGTATATTTGTCTGCCTTAAAAGTTTTTCCTCCTATCTTCGCCTCGACGCTGCCAAGTGTATTTGCATATACCTTTGCTGTTTCTGGATTCTCCGCAAAATACAACCCATGCCCGTAAGCCTGTGCGCCCTCGCCTGTCCCGATCTTGTCCAATAGGAACTTGTCGAACTTGTGCGGGGAGCCGTGGAATACGGTCATTGCCTCAAGGGCCTTTAGTGGGGCGTCCACGTTCTCAAGAGGCCCGCCAAGCGTGGACCTGACGGCCTCTTGCAACTTAGCCATGTACCCTGCCGGGGTCTGGGACATGGGGTCTATCTTTGGGATCATTTCGATTGGCTCGGGCTGGCGTAGTACCGCATCCGAAGCCCCGCCGAAGTCTATTGGGCCCTGAGACATGGACGGCTGGACCTGTTGCCGCTGAATACCAATAGCCCCCGCCAACTCGGGCCAATTCTGGGCTAGGTACTGCTGGACCTCTGGGAACAGGTCGCTCATTGCTTGCTGTACCTGGACTTGAGCCTACGGGTAGCCTCTTCCTGCGGGACCAGTCCGTTTCGGACGGCCATCTGGGCAGCGGCACCGTCAAGCATCCTGGCTGGGTCGGCCACTCCACCGACCATCATGGCTAGTAACTGCTGAGGTGCCACAGGAGCCCCTTCTGCCGTGGAAGCATTGCCAGCCCCATCCACCTGGACCATGAGTTTTTCGGGAATCGGGAGCCTGGAAGCCATGACGTACCGATTCCAAAGCTCTACGATGATGCCGGGATTCATTTGGATGATGAGCCCACCGCCGAACTGCATAAGGCCCATTGCAATGGCGGCTATCTTGTTCATTTCCGTGGCGGGGTCAGCACCGGGCTTGATTGCCCTGAGCGAGAACCTTACCGAAGGGTCGCCAAGGATTGCGGCCTGGATCTCCTTATCGGCCCACTCACCCTTGGCCCTAGCCATGAATCGAATCTTTGATGGCATGTTCTGGTAGTAGAGTGAACGGTGTAGGTCCACGAAGTCAGGAACGGACTTGCGCCACTCCTCGATGTAGTCCTCTACCCGGAAGTCTGCCCTCTGCAACAGCATGGCTGTCTTGTTTCCGGGTGCGCTCGGGTCAGTAGGAAGGTCCCTACCACTCTGGCCCTGGGATATACCGGCCTGGATGTCCAGGTAGCGGACTACAAGGTTTTCCTCGTCCAGGCTTTCATTGGTGCGGGAGGTGCCCTGAATGACGAACTGCCTGATTCCCTTAGTTGGGTCCATGTACTGGTCAGGGACCCAAAGAGTCATGCCAGGCTTGAACTCGGCGTACTCAGCGGCCAGGTCAACGCGCTCCTTGATGGAGTCGGGGGCAATCAGGGTAACGCTGTCCGTAAGGCGTCTGACGTTGGAGCGATGCCTATGCAGTGCGTTAAGCTCTTTGTAGAGGTCCAGCCCAGTGAACAGAAGCGACTCACCTAACAGTCTGCCGTCCTTCTTGATGAACCTGAAAGGCACTACATTGGGTATGTTCTTACGAAGGTCGTAACGCTCCACCCGAAGGGCTTTGTTGGCCTCAAGGCTCCAGATTACCTTGTACCGCTCGGGAATGGAGTCTTTATTCAGGTCCAGGGAGCAAACGAGATTGGCTATCTCGTAGGACTCGGAATCGCCGTCTGCTGAGTTGATTCCGTCCGTATCGTCCCTGGACTCATCCCAAGAGGTGAACTTATCCCCGCCCTTCTTGGAGCGTACGTCCTCTATGGCTTCGGGATCGTAGTAGCCCTTCTTCGCCAGGATTTCAAACTGAGTACCGCTCTGCCTAAGAGAGAACCCGTAGATGTCAGCCTCTTGGACGGTCTTGGAGAAGATGGGCTCCCAGATGAACTTAGCCAACGGAAAGCCGGTGTACTTGGGCTTGTTGGCCGCTACGAAGTCTAGTTCGTACTCAACGTGAACCTCGTTATCCGGCTGGGCAAGGTACTCAAGAATCTCGTTGAATCTGTCCTCTTCAACACCGGCGTCTTGCGGCTCGGGGTAGTCAGCCAAGAACTCATCGACATTGGCGTAGGTCTTGAAGTCAACCCCGCTCTCAATACGTCTGTCCCACTCGCCATGGACGAAGGTAGTAGAGTCTCGGTAGATTGGGATGCATGTCTCAAGCAACACCTCCACCGCGTCGGTATCATACTCAGCAGTCCAGTTAACCGCATCCTCTACGTCCCTAAGCTCTTTGGTCAGCTTGGAGCCAGGACCGGCCTGGGCAACGAACATTCCCGCGTCTTGCTTTACCGAACGCCTGAACGATGCGGCAAGCGTCCTGCCCTGCGTCTGAGCGTACTTGGTGTTGATGGTGGACGACTGACCCGCTCCGAATGGAAAGTCAACCTCTTCCTCCTTTCCATCGTAGAACTCGGACAACTCTCTAAGCCTGGATTGGAGCTTTGAGGTATTGGTTTTCCAAGTCTCCACCTTCTCAGCCACCAGTCTTTCAAGACGCTTGCGCTGCTTGTCTCCAAGGGTCAATTTGCGGGCCTTGAAGTGCGAACCTACTCGCTCAAGCTCTTTATCGTTTACGTCCTTGACGGAGCGCGGGATATTCAGCCGAACATACATGACGGCCTCCAATGCGGCTTAAATTGCGCTCCCCCTGGGTACTTCATTCGCCCTGTTCGATCCCCTGGACCTCAAGCCCGAAAGACGGCGGCTCATCGTCGCGCATCTCAATCGAATTGACGCGAACGCGCATCTTTACGGTCTTGGTGGTGCCAACCTTATCGAATCCGCGAACCTTCTTATTTATTCGCAGAGTCGGGTACCACTTGCGCTTGGGTGTGGACGCGAGTTTGGGCATGGATGACTCTCCGTGTGCCAAGTCAACCATTGGCTCGTCCTTGGCCGTGAACTTCTTGTGCTTCTTGGCCATTACTCCATGTCCTCAAGGGCCTTCTTAGCCATGTTGCCCTTGTTGCCCTTGCGCTTCTTGTGGCGCTTGGGGCTCTCGACTTCGTTGCTCCCGCGCCTGAATGCCGGGGCCTTCTCATCGTTGGCTCGGAAGTACTTCATCGTCTTTTTCGCCATTCTACTTCTCCTTCGGGGGGGTCAGGGTCGAAGAACCATCAACGCCCTGGTCAGCGCCAAGTCCGGGCTTCGGCTGATCGTCCAGCGGCCCGCCCACAACGCCCTCGGCGTCCACATACGGCAGTCCCTCATCACCGGGCTTACTCATGTGCCTTTCCTCCTGCGGCTTCTAGGAGCCGATTCATTGACAGCTTCAAAAGGTCCTTTGCCTGGGCCTGGGATATCGGCTCAGACATCTTGGTAAGGATTTCAATGCACAGAAGCGCATTGGCCCCATCCCTGTCGTTTATCTCGCTCTTAGCCACGATGCCCTCCATCCGGCACAACCGGACCCTGATACTTCTCAAGGATGTCCTTAGCGGCCTGGGCGAACTCTGGCCCGAAGTGGACATCCAAGAGCCTTACCATACGGAGAAGGTCGCCCTTAAGCTCCGCAATGTCCATCTCGGCGGCGTCTAGGTCTAGGCTAAGTTTGTCTACTCGGGCCGAGAGTGTGGCAACAATGTCAGGCTTCTTCACTTGCCCCCCAAGAACTTCCTGAGCCCGTTGCCGAACCCGCTAGTTACGATCTTGGGCTTGCGGGCCACGTTAGCCATGTGGATGCGGTAGATGTCCCACAGGTCGTAGAGCATCCCACGGATGTAGGTAGCGGGAAGCTCCTTCCACGCTATCTGGATAGTCCACACCCCATCATCCCTGAACTCATGGCGCATGGATACGCGGTTTCCTTGCGGGTCTAGGCCCAACGCCCCGGATTCCTTGGTTTCAGTCTCGCTCATTGCGCCTCCCGGTAGAAACCTTTCGCATTCCAAGCGCAATGTTTATGTCGCGCCTAAGATTTGCCTGGTTCTCAAAAATAAGTGCCATGTTCTTCTCTATTCCTTCTTTCCAATTCTCGACTGCCCTTATTCTTGAATACACGCTCTCAATCGCAGTATTGACGACACACCTGGCCGCCCTGTCCGCCTCATTTCTGCTTCTCTCTGAAACCGAATCGGAAGCGTCCCTAATCGTTGGGATTATTCCATTAAAGAATTTGACGGCATCAGAGAAGCCTCGTATTACCCTCTCGACATCCTTCTTTGACATTGATGGTACTTGCTCACTCCCAGCACCACGAATTACCCTCATATCACGCTCCCCAGAACAGAAATACGGCCAACATCAAGGCCGCCATGACGGTTGCCATCCCGGCAATCCTAACAAACCCGTACAGGTCGAACGCCTGAAGTTGACTCATCCAGTATACCCCATGGGGTCAAACGGAATCTCGACCTCGTAAGTGGCCTCGATGTCCTCAGACTGGATGACATCGTAGGTGTTGCCCGCCCAGGTAAACCGATTCAGGACCATGGCGTGACCGTGGACGATTACGCCCATGCCTATCTGAAGGTCCTTGTACTCACCCTGCATATCCGTACCCAGACTAACAATCTGGCCACGCATAATCGGACGACGGGCCATGTCAGGAACGAATAGCGAACCCTTCTTCTCATCGTCGAACTCCCTACGGATCAGGACATGGTTTCCAATCATCTTCACGGTCTGCGGGTCAACATCTCCGCTGCTTGCAAGGCGCTTGTACTGAGTCTCTAGCGGCATCCTCTCCCCCTTTTCATCAGACTGATACTTGCCAAATCGACATGGTTGCGGTCCTTCATCCTGTGCCCTAGGTAGCCCTCTTGGTACTCGCGGATCATCTCGGCTAGGCTGAGCCAGTGTTTGCCCTTCACACAACACCCCGCTTGTAATCCCCACCCGAGGCCCCACCGCCCCTACGGATACCCATTACCTCACGGAATGAACGCTTTCGGGTATCGGTATCGTCGTAGTGGAACCGCTTCAATACGTTAGCGGCCTTGCAACAGACTACAACCGTGTCCTGCCAACAACCCGACTGAGGGCCCATCTTGCCGCGCTCGTCTAGGCAGAAGGTCCGAAGTTCGTTCAGCGTGTCCTTGCTGTTCAGCTTGATTGAGCCGTCTTTGATGCAAGCCCTTCCGTCGCTGACGTACTCGGCCTTGCTGCGCTCAGTGGTCATCCAGCCAAGCCTATCGCCTGTCTCGTTGGGCTCGTCGTAGATGTTGGGGTATCCCAGGTCAATCAGTTTGACTAGGACGGCATTTCCGGGGGTGTTGTTCTCAGGTCCCACAAGCGCCCAGCCGTAGAAGGCTCCAATGCGGGCAAGCATGACACCAAAGTCTATTGGGCTAATGTGGCCCCTAAACTGAGCCACCTGGGCCCAATTGTGCATGTCGTACACATCAGCTACAGAGTAGGCTCCCCCAGGCACACCGTCTGCCGCATCGGCAATGACAAGGTATCTGCGGCCCTGGACAGGCGAACGCCACACGGTAAATGGTCCCTTTGGGTCATTCTGGACTTCCAGGGAAGATCCACGGTCCATCAAATGCCCGCGCCACTTGACCTGCTCAAAGGCTTCTTCCTGGCGCTTCAAGCCTTCCCAGTCAAAGACCATGCGGCCAGAGGCCAGGAAGGCTTCTTCCCAGGTGGAAGGATGCTCTTGGTGGAAAAGGGTGGGGTCCTCCATGGTTCGTAGTTTGTTCCTGCGCCATGCAATCTGGTCGTAGCTCAGATTAAAAGCCTTATGTAGCCTCTGCTCCTCTTCGTCCAGCACCAACGGTGTAGAGGTTATCTGGTTGAGCGGGTCCTGCCACCATCCGTAGAAATGTGGGACCCACTCACTTTGTTGTCCTATTGCGCGGAGCCATGACGCATGGAATGGGGTCCCGGCTCCATTAGCGGTTGTCTCTTGGACTATCCAACCACCGGACTTGACCATGGCCTCGGGGGCTGAGGTCATTACCGATTCGTCACGATAATGGGCCCTCTCCGATAAGTGGAGGTGCGTGATATCATCCCCTCTGCCAAAGGCCCGCGATCCAGCCGTACCGATGTAGAACCATGAATCGGTATCCGGGAAGGAATACTCATGTTCTGACGCCTTGTTAACGCGGATTGGGTACAGACTGGTATCTCGGTAATACTGGACCCTGCGAAACAGCTTCTTGGCCGCGTCCTCGTCGTGTGAAATGACTACGGCTCGGGTGTTGGGAGTGAAGATACAAGCGTGAAGGAACATCGCCGTTATCAGGGCAGAGAATCCCATCTTCCTGGCCTTCACAATGATGTCCCTACCCGTCCGCTTTTTGTAGTAGTCCCGCTGTAGGGGGTTGAGTAGGTACGGGACCTTGTGGGAGTTGTGGTCAACGATGAAGAATGCCGACTCAATGAAATACTTGGGGTCCTCCAGATTGAGCGCGACTTGACGCCGTTGCTCATCAGTCGGCTCCATCGCCATTTCCCTGTGCGGCCTTGTACGCTGCGAGTATCGCTGTCTCTAGAGCGGCCCTGGCTCCCTTGGTAATCGGGTGATAGACCTCGCGCCAGCCGGTAGGCAACTTCTGCTTGGGCATGTCCAGCATGACGCGGCCTTCACGATTGCGGACTATTCGCATCTCAGTGATCCGAATAGACTCCTGAATCACGGCAGACACGAAAGAGAGTAGACCACCCTGCGGAACCCCATAGAAGCGTATCTCAGACACCCGCAGTGCAAGCTCAGGCATTTGGTAGCTCCGTAGGATTGATCCCGCGTTCCTGACGGGCCTGGATGATGATGTTGAGGATTTGGGCTACGCCTTGGGGGACATCGGCTATAGACTTATCTTTTGCCCCATGGAGTTGATAAGCAGTCTCCATGTACTTATGTCTAGTGGAGTAATCTGGCAATTCGCGCTCATCCATGATTACGCCCTTATCCGCAAAGAGCCTTGTTTCCGTGGCCTCAAGACCCTCCTCCAGCTTCTTGGTTAGTGCCGCAAGGTCTGTCTTAGGGTTTGCGGCAAGAAGTTCTCTTACTTTCTGCTGGACTTGCGGAAGGTCAAGGGCACGTTTTACGTTGGATTTGTCTGAGTAGTCCGCTCGTTGTGCCAACTCTGGGAGAGTGGCTTCGGGGTCTTTAACCCTTTCTCTTGCAAGTTTCGCCTGTTTGCGCGTGATGCGCCTAGGCTTTTTATCTTGCGGTTCCTGCGGCTGCTCAGTCACCCATGTTGCTCTCGATGCGAAGCCTGGAAGCCGTCCCTTGAAGCGTCATGTTGTGACATGAGTATAACAGATGGGGTATGGCACTTGTCAAGACCGATCAATTAATTCCATTTCATCTTCGATGGCTTTCTTGAACTCTGCATCAACATCATGGATACTTGAAATCCTTTCTGGATGGTAACCTTGAGCTATATACCCATGACGGAGACATAGATGCAGGCCGGTTCTACTGATTTTAATCTTTGGCATACTTTTGCATAATGTGTCTTTTTAGAAGGATGGCCCTTATTGAATCCGCATCTCTGCTATTGAGTTCCACAATCCCCCCCGTTCCGCTAGACGGAACGCTTCTTGCTGGCCTTCATGGCGGCCGCAATCTGCTCCCCGAATCTCACGAACTGCTCGGCAGAGCAATGGTGAAGCTCTGCCGGATTTTCCTCACTAAATGGGAATTCCCCGTCATGCCAAACGAACACATCAAAGCATGAGCCCTCGTCCGAGTCCTTACAGATTACGGCTACGGCCTTGCCGACATACCCGCCCATCTGCGGATACCAAATTGCGAAGTGTCTTGAATGCTCATCCTCGCCAACAAGAACCATTTCGCCACATTGCTCAGCTGTTGGCTCTTTGGGAGACATCACCCCTCCTTGCGCGTCATGCACCCAAATGGCTTACCGGCCAGCGAGGAAATCGCCAGACAGGTGGCGCACGGTCTCGCACTCCATTGGTGAGGGTCGCTTTGAATCAGTTGTAGAATCTCGCCCAACACCGCGCCTCTCGAACCCTTCATGGCCTCGCCAATCGCTGGCGCGATTCGGTCTGCAAGCTCGCCCATTATCCCGGTGGCACACATCCACTGGACGGCCTCAATGAGACTACGTTCGTCGCTGGGCATCACTCCCCCTCGGCCCGCGCAATGGCGGCATTGAAAGCCTGTACGGCATCGCTCCACTTCTTGACCTCGGGGCCGTCCCATCCCGAGCCTTCGCGTTCCCTGACTTGGTAAACCAGGTCACCCAGGTTAACGTGCTTGCTAGTGGCTATCGCCTTCGCCGCCCCCAAAAGATCGTCCCTCTGCTTGCGTAAGTCCACAATCTCAGCCACCAGTATCGACGTTGATTCGCTCATAGCCCCTCCCTTGCATGTAACATGGCGTCGGCATACTGGTAGCAGTAAACGGCGGTTTCATCTTTACTCCCTGCTCCATCCTGTAGGGATATGATTCCCTGTAGAGCCTTCGCCGCGAAGTAGTCGCGCAGGGTCATGCCATCGGAAAATCCCAACAACGGAAACGCCGGTCCTCCGTCTTTCTCTTTCATCGTTTCTCCTCACCCCGCATGGGGGCGGTGTCCTGAATGAATCCGTTACACCCGCAATCTCCTCCAGTCTCCCTGCTCATTCGGCAATTTCTCATAGTCGCCATTCGCCTTATCCAGCCTTGCCTGGAGGTCAGCGTTCTCGGACTCAAGAGAATCAACACGCCCGCATGGGCATCTCTTGACGGGCTCGGGGAACTCTGCCGCCATGTCCTGAACCTCTTTCGCCCTTGCCATACCGGCAAGGAAGTCGTCGCTGTATTCGCTCATCGTGCGCCTCCTTCGGCTTTGGCGACAGGATACAGTCTGACCCTGTTCTCTCGTCCGTATCCGGTTGTCTGCCATACTCCGCGCTCTGGGGTTATGTCGTCCATCGAATTGCCCCAGCATCCCTCCGCGAAATAAACCGACAACTCGCGTTGCCACCTTCCGATTTCGAGTCTTGAAATAAATTCGGAAGCACCTCTACGGAATGTCTCCGTTAGGATGCGGGCGGCATCTGCCCTTGAATACGCAGCAACGTACAGGTGCGTATTCCTATCGACTCCGCGCCCGTTCCAAATCTTAAGACTTCTCATCCCCCTCCCCCGGCCAATCCGGCCTTGCCGATATACTTCTTGATGATCCACTCCAACTGCCCCGAGATTGTGCGGCCCATCTTCTCGGCCTCCCTACGCAAAGACTCCCAGACTTCGGAACGGATGCGGACGGATTGGGTCTTGGGCTTCATCTACTTCCCCTCGGCCTTATCCAGGGCCTTCGATGCGGCGAGCAACGCGGCTGATGCGTCAAGGCGATACTTCTCGGGGATGTTGTTGTGCGAGTCTTTGCAGGAATTGAGGACACCGTAACACGCAAGCATCATGCCGTGGAGGGCGTCCCTCATGTCCGGCGCGGCGGCGATGAGTCGGGCGTTTGCTCTCCATTCCGAGTATCCGGTCATGGTGGCACAGCAAACGGATCGGCCCGACTTTGCTCCCGGCATGGGTTCCCCGGCGCGGATGTAGGGCATCATCCGACCATCCGTTTCCTTCTCATCGAAAGTCCACGGCCCCGGCGTGTGCTTCGATTCGGTTTTCATTTTCATTCTCCCTTGCGGCATACCTAAGTATACCACGATTGTGGCAATCCGTCAAGGGCTTTCTTTCCGAAACACCTGCCTATTTTAACCCCCCCACCCGTAAAGGATTCCCCGACTACTCAAGTTCGGTCCTTGCGAAGTCTTACGAGATTGGACACTTCTGAGATATCATCGAGCTTTTCACCATTGAGCATATGCTCAAGCGTAGAAATATACTCGCGCCAAGATGACGCCTCGGATAGAGAATCTTCGGGGCCGTTCCTTGCTTGTCCATAGTACGAGTTGGCTAGTCCAATAGCCTGTCCTATTCCATCGCTCCGCCCGCGCTCATAGTCATTCATTGCAATTCCTTCCGCAACTCCCTCAGCGGTTCAAAGTACGGTGCCAGCCCCAACGCCTTGTCCACTTCGCTAAGGGCCAGCGTCCGGTACTTTTCCCTCCCCGTGATCCGAAATGCGTTCCTCGCCGCAAACCCCAGGACGTAATGCGAGTCCGAATCGTCGGGCATACGTCTTACTCCCACCATTGCGACTCGGAGCATTTCACCGACCACTAGGGCCCGCGCCTCTTGGCTTGGATGAAGCCCGCACAGGTATGTCGCATTATTTATGTACATCGTGCGGTAGCGGATTGATTCGGGTGCCAGCTTGACGGCAAGCAATGAAGAGTCCATCCCACGAACCGGATCACCCCTCTCTACAAGATAGTCTCCAGCCCTAGCGCAGAAGTCGGCATAGAGCTTGACTGAGTAGAACAGGGTGGACGCAAGGCAGAAGGTGAGGGCTAGTTTTCGCATTTTTCACCCCTCCTTCTGATTATCACTTTCCAATTTCCATGGATTGACCATCCGGCAATAAAGGCGAAAGGACCTAGCAGTCCAGCCGCACACATAAGCCCAATTTCCTCGGACCGGAAATCGTACTGCTTCGTCCACCAAAACACGAATGAAGCAGCCCCAATGGCCCACCACACAAAAACAGAAACAGCGATGTTAATCATGCTCCCTCCCCGCCAGAATGGCGCAGTACAGAATCCCGCAAATAGTCATGGGGTTGAACTTGGCCGCAATGAAGGCGGCTGATAGGGCCGCTACTTCAGCGAACCTCCCAAGCCACAGCAGACGAATCACTACAAGAAATTGTGCGGCTAGGTACAATAACAGGGCAGGAATCCCAAGAGTCGCCCCGATTTGCAACCAGTCATTGTGAGCGTTGGCATGGCTTGTTGTTCCCCAAGACTCCTGGTCAAAGCTCGGGGTCATTTCCTTTCGGTACGAATGCTCCATGTTGTCTGGACCTACTCCAAGCAACGGATGGCGCTTGATTTCGATTAGCGCAACCCTCCAAGCCTCGGACCTTCCGATGTCGCTTTGTGCGGTATCGCGCTTTGCGATATGCAATAGGCATAGACAGGCTACGAATGCGGAGGAAAGGACTATAGACCTACGGCTCTTGGGAATCTCCAGGCAGAAGTAGACGGCAACGCTGAATGCGCTTGCAAGTAGGGCACCCCTTGAAAGCGTGGAGATGATACACGCGAATATCAAGGCTACTGAAAAGTACCATCTTCGGTCACGCCTAGCAAATTCAACGGATAGCGGTAGGCAGATTGCCAGGAACGTGCCAAGGTGTACGGGCGAACCAATCAGGCTACTCGTTCGACCAATGAACGGTAGAATCTTTGTTGGAATCGGAGCCCACTGAGCCAACCCTACCAGGGACAGGACACAGGCGCAAAGCACCATCGGCTTGAATACCTCTCCATGCGAATATCGGTATATCGCTACAAATATCGCCATAGCGATAAGCCCGTGGTCATAACTATTCCATCGGCCAATCAGTCCAGCCCCGTTGTAGATAGCCGACACTGAAGCAAGAGCCAGGAGGGCGAGTAGGCACCAACCACCTGGAGTCATGGGCCT